CTTATCGGAATATCTGTCAGATTGCCTTTAAAATTTGCCCAAGCCTTTGAACTACCCGCCACAACAAAATTCGTATCCACCGAACCTTCAGTCGAGTGCGTCAGGGTATCTGCTTTGATTATACCGAATGCCATGTCTTATCCTTATGGTTTTGTCGGCCAAGTGATGCCGGTCAGATTACCGTCATTGTCGAGGCTAGGAGTCTGGGTAGTTATGTCACGCAGAGCCTGCCTGTATGTAGACATGGCAGCGGACATTGTTACATCAGACAGCGCATAGAAGTCTGTCTCAGTCAGCTTGATGTCACGCTGACGACGCAGTTCCTTCATAGGTGCTGCATTATTAAGTTCCGTTTGCTTGGCTGTAATTTGGGACCACGTTACACCAAAGTCATCAGGATTACTGGACTCAATAGCCCCACCGGTGGCGTCAACACCGGTAATTTTGCGGAACACAGAATTAAACTCATCATTTGTTGTAGGCTCTCCACGAAGAACCCACTCATCAATCCCCAAACTAGTAAGTGCCTCTCCTACCGTAACACTCATTGGGCAATCTCCATAGCTGTGAAAGCCCCACCATAGGTGCTTGCAAACTGATACAGGTTAGTCCCGCCAAGAAGCCGACCTTGATTTTTGTAGGTGATAGATGAAGTGGTGTCAGGAGCGTCAACAGTGGTCAGGGTGTAAATTGATTCAAACTCTGTGTGCTGATGGTTAAGGTGCAGACCCTCTCTACTCTCAGCAGTGTTAGCTACGACAGTGCTGTCTCTGAGAAGCCTGAAGCCACCTCTTACCTCAGTGTGTGCAGTACCCTTGAGCCTTGCGTGGAAAGTAAATGTAACGAGTATTAAGCTGTTGCTGTACTTAGGTGTAATTGAAAGGCTTGCGCCATCCGTCCAAGCCGAAGTGCTGGTGGCATTTAACGTGGTCCAGCTAGACAAACGCACGAACTGAACCACATGCCCCGGAATCTGGATGCCGTTGCCACTGGTCTTCTCGTTGATGGTATCTACAAGAATGGTACTCATGCGAGGTCTCCAAATACTGCGCAGTAACCAATAATAGCATCATTGGTTGAATTACTGTCTGCGTCTCGTGTTTGACTTATGATAGCAGAGGCTGTCGAGTCTTCGTCCAAACAGGTAGTGTTATTTGCCTCTGTAGCGCCTGCTAAGTAAGTATATTGAGTATTTGACATAGCGTTAGTTAAATTAAAAGTATGTTCAGCTGTAGCACTGTCTAATGCTGTTGAAACATTCAAACTTTGGTCTGTTATTGTGTCAGTAGCCACGCCCAATTTTGTGCTGCCATCTTTGTTAAATCCACCAAACACTTTGGTAGCGGCTTGCTTCGTCAGCGTAGCCGCACCGCCACCGGTACTCTGGATGGTATCTGCTTTCAACGTACTCATAGCGTCACCAATGTCCCGCCGCTTTCAACGGTCAAGGTCACGCCACTGTCTACAGTGAACGGCCCGGTCACGTTTGCGTTCTCAGTTGCAAGAATGGTTATGTCGGTAGTCAGGTTCTGTGCATTGGTACGAAACAGTCCACCACCCTTGAAGTTACCTTTGTTTTCCGCAGGAATAGTCACTGACCCACGAGCAAGGTCAAGATAATTGACAAAGATATTATTTGTGCCAGAGGAGGGTGCATCACCGTCTGCAAAAGTGAGAGTTGTGCCATTAGGAACAGTGTATGAATTTGTATCCTGTACGACGCCATCAACAGATACAAGAATGCTTTGCTTGCTTGCCACAGTGCGATTAAGTGTGAATGTTTTAGTACTGCCATTACCACTAAACCGCTGCACAGCAGGTGTAGTTTCAAAGTGTGTGGCAGGTGCATTACCAATAAACGGCATCTGTCAATCCTTATGTAATGTCAAGATGGCTCAGTACAACATCTGCAGAGGATGCTGTGTCAGATGTGACTTTAACAATGTCACCCGGCTCCATGACAACCTTCTGGTCACCGCCAATCACTACAAGGGTACCACCTACAGGAATAGGTGCATCCTTTACAATGTACACGCTGTCCTCTGAACCAGAGGTACGGTTAGAGGCATCAAGCTGTACACTTACAGTGATTTGTGATGTAACGATATTGGCAATTGAAAGACCAATAATAGTTGTTTCTGTAGAAGACGGACACGTATAAATACTAGCTGCACTAGTACCTACACCTGTATCTGTTTCTGATAAGAAAGCGTTAGCCATTTCTTACTCCTGAATTAAGTATAATTATACCATACTTTTAATGCTTTGTCAAGCGTTTTTTAGCCTAGTGCAATAGCAAATGCTAGTGCAGCAGGGTCTGTTTCAGTTACTGTGTACGTAACTCGTTTGTTTGCGACATCAAATGCTACACTGGCAGAGCCACCTGCAGCAAATTGAATGCCGTCACTGTTAGATGCAGTAAACTGTGTGGTACCACTAGAGTTCTCTACCGGCAGTGATGTTGTTGATGTAGTAATAAAACCAGCGTCGTTATTAAAACCAGACAGGTTGATGTTAGCTTTGGTCAGTTTTTTCTGCTGGTTAGATGCGTTAACAACAGCAAAGAAACCACCATCACTATTTGCTGTAGATGTGTCAAGTTCTGACAGGTCTACAGCAATTGTAGCTGTACCAGAACCAGTGATGGTGGTATCACCAGATACATCAATAAGATTGCCAGCAGCTACCTCTACGCTAGTGACTGTACCACTTGTTGTTGTAAAGCCACTGTCGTTGTTAAAGATACTAAGAGGTATTTCATTAGCAGCTTTACGTTTATCAGCCCCACCATCAAGAACAATAAACTCATCTGTACCGACCATAGTTTGGGTCATGTCATCAAGTTCAGACAAGTCTACAGCTAACGAGACAGCACCGGATGACCCGCCGCCTGATAGGCCGGTACCTGCAGTAACACCAGTAATGTCACCTGTGTTAGTTGTGTAACCAAAACTTTCAATGCGGTCATTGATAGCCGCACTTGTCATTAGTGTAGTATCGTCGTCAGCAAAAGATTCTGAACTTGTAGTAAGCGCACTACCAGCAAGCTGGCTAACTGTGATGTTGCCAAGTGTACCACCAAGCGTTAGGTTGCCGCTACTAGTAACTGTACCAGTAAGAGTGATACCATTTACGGTACCTGTTGTACCGACAGACGTAACTGTACCAGATGCAAAGCTACTGTCGTTGTTGAAGATACTAAGAGGTATCTCGCTAATAGCCTTACGCCTTTGTGGCGTGGTTTCGCTATTATCAAGAATTACTAGTTCGTCTGCAGCCACAGCAGACGCTGTCATGTCTGTTAGTTCTGTCAAGTCAACGTCAATCGTTGGTGTAGCACCCTCGCCAGAATTGTTTTGGAGGTCAATCAAAGCACCTGCTGTCAGGCTTGCTACATAGTTGCCTGTGGTCTTAGTGCCAAGTGCGACAGCGTTGTTGGCAATACCGTCTGCAGTAATCTGTGGCCCCTCACCCTCTGTACCATCGTGGCTGTGTCCAGTAGTAAGATTGAAGGCTGCTTGGATGGCATCAAACTCACCATCAAGGTCTGATGCGTTGATGACGTTGCCGTCTGCAATGTTGTTGGCCGTATCGTTACGTATGTAACCTGTACCCATTATTATCTCCTGTCGTTAACGGCGTATTCTAGCGTAGCAGCATCTACTGAGAACACGGCGTCTGTGTTTGTCCCTGTTGTTTCATAAAGCATGGAGACAGTAAATCCTGACCCAATAGTCTGCACCTCGTAGATAGCCTTCTGTTTGCCGCCAAAAATAGATGTTCCATAAATACCAGAACCATATGACACAGAAACGGATGAATCACTAGACAGAACGGAGTCAGGCTGCACAGAGTCTGGTTGGTCAAAGTCAAACTTCATGGAAAACTCTAGGTCAAAGTCACCGTTCACGTCCAGATAGGTAGTGCCTTTGTAAATTGTCTTGCGAACTTCTGGGTCTTCCAATGGAAAGAATGGAGTAGCAAATGTGGCGATAATGTTCTCACCATCAAACGTATTGCCCGACTCCATCTGATATACATAGCCATTGATGTTGCCAAAGTAAATGCGTTCTTCAGAGCCGTCGTATTCACTAAATGTAGCAAAGGCATTGATGCCCCGCATGTCATTCCACTTGATACCATCCTCAAGCTGTGTACCTGCAATAGCTTTGGCAGCGTCATCCTGATACGCTTCGTTGTATCCAAAGATGCGATACTGACTTTTTTCACGAATAACTGTACTGTTAAATCCACCGGGGCTACTGGCAATCAGGTCAATTGTTTCTGTCTGAATAGGCTTTGATACAACACCAAGACTAAAGTCACCAACCCTGTCAGTCGCACTAAACAGACGCAAACCGTCTGGTCCCAAGAATATAATGTCACCGCCAATTTCCTGAATAGTGTCTGCGGCAATGGCACCAAGGTCTCGTGAGACAGGCTGCAACGTAAAGTCACCCACGCTAGTGCCACGAACAATGTTGATACTACTCTCGCTGAAGACAACTAGCTGTTCACGGAAAACAATCAAGCCGGTAATTGTGTCGGTGACGTTAATCAGCAATCCACCATTTGCTACAGAGTCATCGTCATCCTCAAAGGGTGCAGTAAAGATGAGTTTTTTGCCGTTGCCAAATACAATGTGGTTCTTAAAGTTTACAGCAAAAGATGCGCCAGATGTGTCCGACGAAAGAGCCGACAGTTGTGAAAAAGTTGTACCGTCAAACCGATAAGGCTTACCTGTACCATCAACTAAGATAAACTTTTCTGTGCCGTCAAAGTCATACTTTACAAAGCGTACCTTGCCCGTGCCGCCTACCGTTACACCTGTGCTGCCGTATGAAGAACTGTCTGTAATCTTAGTCCAGCCAGAGCCGGTTGAAAAGTAAACATCGTTGTCTTCACAAGCAAACACTTTACCATCGTAGCGTACAATACCACGAATAATCTTATTGAATGTCAATTCTACATCATCTGCAAAAGACAATGCGGTATCATCAGCAAGAGTTTGGGCCGAAGACAACGTGATGTTATTTTGGTCAGTGACTGTAGTTACAGTTACTGTGCCAGATATTCCTGTGCCAGTTACAATCATACCTGCTGTAATAGTGCCACTATTACCATCCAGCACCACTGCCGTAGAGGAACTAACTGCACCATTTACATTTGCTGTAGCTGTTGTATCCGGTAATGTTTGATTGCCCGATAATTCAACCGTAGCAGCACCGCTTGTTTGTGATGTAATAGAAGCTATGGTAACAGTACCTGAAACATTAGCCCCATTGACCGTCATTCCTGTAGTAAGCGTACCGCTTTTATTATCCACCGTTAAAGTCGTGCTATTGCTAACTGAGCCATTTACACGAGCCGTAACATTAGGTATAGCCGCAGTATCAAACTTGCTGTAGCCTTCTACACGACGATACCCACCAAACACTGACGGCTCAAAGTTACGCAAGATACGTGCGGAGCCGGGTGCCTGTTGTCCCTGTTGATACGGAGCAAGGTTAGTAATCAGCCCGCCCTGAAACAGAACTGAGTAGGTACGCCAATTGTCAGCCATTAAGTAGCAATCCTCGTTGAACTAATGCTGCCACCAGTGTTCTGCGCAATCATGCCAGAACGTACATAGTATGTGCGGTTAATCAGAGTGGTACGCATATTCTTGATACCCTCTTCAAACTTTTCTTTTGCTACAAGTGCGTCTTGTGTATTGCCACGGAACAGATAGGCATAGTGCATGGCACCGTCTACAATCACGTGCTTAAAGCGTTCTGGGATAGACGGCACATCATCATGCAGGTCTAGGTCCACAGGCACACGGTAGTATTCGTAGACTACAGTGTATGCCTTATCCGGTTCCGGTGTAAGAATATACTCAAGGGCTGGACCATGAATAACAAAGTGAGGAACACCCTGTCGTGTTGTGCTGTCGTATTCTTGCTCAACGTAGTTGTCCAGATACTCTTCATACGCCATGACACTCAAGCGTGTCGTAGCGTTGCCAAGCGTACTATTCTTCTTAATACGAAACGTCTCAAAGTTAATCAGCTTCGTGTCATGCGGAAACGGGTAGCGAGAAACATCAGCCGACAGAGTATCTTCTTGCTCCACATGATTAAAGGGCCAATTAAACTCGTGCTGATTGATGTCCCGTATAGAAGCATTGACGGCATCTTTAGCATGAGCATAAAAGCCCTTTACAGTAGCGAAGTTGGAAGTTGTAAGTTCGACCTCGTTAACTCGCTTATTTACTTCATTTACAAGTCCAAGGAAATCGTAAGCCATTATTTCTCTCTTATCACTAGTTTAATAGTTCGTTCTGCGACTCTAGCATTACTGTCTGTCATTGCACATGTAAATGTGTACTCTCTATTTAAAACTCCCCCGCCAATGTTAATTGTAGCAACAGTGCTAGTCGGAGTGTTTATTGTTTGAGATACGTTCTGAATGCTGTCTGTTACTGCACTACTAGAAGCTGTGGTAAGTGTTTGTCCTGCTGCCAGCGTTGTCTTGCCAATCTCTGGCGTTTGCACAGACCAGACTACAGAACTAATTGTAGCACTGCCCAAGAAACGAGACCAATCAACACTGTAATCTAGTGTCTCATCCGGGTCTTTTACGGGCCACCTAAATGACATTTAAATCTCCTATGCTGCCTTTGCTCTGCGTTCTGCCGCTGTAGAGAACCTATCAATATAAACTGTTCTATTTTCTTGCGGTATCCGAACTGTTCTTTCTGGCGAAGCAGCCTTACCAACTACAACAGTTCTTTCCTCGTGCGGTACATAGACCCTACGTTCTTTGGAACTGTCTGTAAATTTCTCAACATATACGACACGCTTTCTGCCGTACTGGTCTCTAATTGCTTCAAAGTCAAATACTACAGCGGTGGTAGTGATTGTGCCAAGTGCAGACGTGCCAACCGTACCAGTTAAGAAGTCAGTAACATTGACAGCTATAGTGCCAATAGAAACAGTAGCAGATGTGCTATCATCGGCTGTGCCATCAAGTTCTTCAGTGGCACCCACACCAACAGAAGCTACGGTGCCAACTGCTTCTACTCCAGTAAGTCCAGCACCCACATTGAGGTCAACGCTTCCTGCTGCACCTGTACCCGCTACACCTGTCGGTGTCTCAGTTACATTCTGCCGTCCCTCAGATGTGGCGACAGTAGCAGTTACGCCAGTTGCAGTAATCTGCAGGTTAGGCTGTGCTGTACCGGCTGCGCCTGTCGCAACGACTGCAGTAGGCGTCACAGTATTGCTAAAGGTCAGTGAGCCGTTGACTGCGCCAGTAGATTCTACACCAGTAAGTCCAGCACCAGTATTGACCTGTGCCACACCGTTGACAGCACCTGTAGCCTCAACGCCTGTGGCGATAACTTCGGTGATATCAATCTCAAGACCGCCAACACTTGGGGCTTGAACTGCACCTGTACCCGCTACACCTGTCGGTACAATCTTACTGTCGTTAGTATGCGTTAGCGTACCAACTGCGCCGGTAGCAGATACACCAGTAACAATTTCTGTTACTTGTACTTCAATACTACCCAGTGATGCTGTAGCACTTACACCTGTTGCCGTAGCGGCGGCATCAATGCTGATATTGCCAAGTGCCGTGGTACCAGCTACACCGGTCAGCTTCTCTGTTACATTCTCTTGGGCT